GTATTTAGTGTGTGTTGTGTTATTTCTCCCATGAAACGAGATAATGTCTAAGGAATGACAAAGTGTCAAGAATAGTTACAGATATGAAAACAATTAGGGTGATGTACTAATCGTTGTTTTTAAGGTAATTTCAATTATGAAAGTATAACATCACCGTGAAAGGGTGGTATCCTAACCGCTAGACGAAGGAGACGCATACGACACGAAATGAAACTACTGAATTTATTGAAAAAAATCAAATGATAAAATTTAACTTGAATAAAAAATTATGTAAATTACGTCAAAAATGACAAAGAATTGACACGAATGTCAAAAAAATGTCAAAGAATTTATAAGTCTTGAATG